ACCACCATGGGGACGCTGTTCAAGCTGCTCCCTCCGGCGGCGTATCAGTATTCCGGGCGCCGTAACGATCAGGACAAGGTCTGCACTCTGAACAACGGCTCGAGCTTCGTATTCCTGCACCTCGACGACCCGGAGAAGGCCGGAGTTCTGGGAGGGCTGGAGATCAACGGCTTTTTCATCAACCAGGCCGAGCAGGTTGAAGAGGAGGTGTTCGACAAGCTCTCCGGTCGTATCGGACGCTGGGACTATGCCCAGGTGCCCACGTCTGTCTTGGGGGCTTATCAGCGTGATGGCAGGAAGTGGCCCTGGAGGAACGAGCAGGGCGACCCGGTGCCCCCGAGTTATCAGCTCATCGACTGCAACCCGGACCATGAGTTTCACTGGATCTATCGCAGGTTTCATCCGGAGTCAAAAGAGCACTACGAGCGCAAGATCGAGACGGACGACAAGACTCAGCGAGGGCACTTCGGACTCGTCTCCTTCCACGACCTCGGTTATCGCATGTTCACCATGGACTCTCGAGATAACCAGTTCACGCCGAAGGAGTACAAGAACCAACTTCTAAGGCGCGATCGGTCGTTCGTGGATCGGTACGTCAAAGGGCTTTGGGGCAACCCCGAGGGCAGGATTCACACGGTTCCGGACGAGTCCATCATCCCCGGTGATCCCGCGTTCGTTCAGAAGCTCTTGTCCACTTGCATCCTGTACCGGACGCTAGACCATGGAGACTCGAGCCCTACCGCGTGTGGATGGTGGGCGGTGGACGCGGAGAAGAACCTCTATTGCTACCGGGAATACTACATGCCCGGCAAGAGGATCAGCGAGCACCGGGCCAACATCGCCGCGCTAGGCATGGGTGAGCAGTACGCTGCTTCGTGGGCTGATCCGTCCATCTTCTACGAGGTCCAGACTCGGGGCTTTGGCAGGAACGCGCTGCACACGATCTACGACGAGTACCGGGATTGCGTGAGCCTTCCGCAGTCCACGGCGCTTTTCATGCAGGCCGCGGACAACAACGAGATGGGCACCCGGAACAAGCTCAACGAGCTCCTGGTGGTCGATCCGGAGCGGATTCACCCCTACACAAGACAGCCGGGGGCGCCGCGCATCTTCTTTGTAGAGCGGTCAGACGCCTATCCCAACGGCTGCAACATGGCTGTCCGGGAGTTGAAGGCCCAGCGCCGGGAGAAACTTGGTACGGACCTAGGAAAGCCCGTTTTTTCCGATGATCGGGACAAGTCAGTGCCGGATCACGCCTACGACTTCATCCGTTATTTCGTGGCTTCACCGGCAGTTGCGCCCACCATGACCATAGCCAAGCACGGGTACAGCTTCCACGAGGCCAGGGACTCCGTGAAGGCGCTGAACAAGGCGAACGGAAAGGGCTGGAGCCGTCTTTTTGCCTTGGCCAAGGTGGGCCGGTAGCGTGTCAACTTTTCCACGTGGAATGCTTGACACAATACCACCCATTGTGCTAACGTCGCGCCCGGTGAAACCCCCGACTGTCCCCTCGGTCGGTCCTCCCACTTCCGGGGCCGGGTGTCATCCAGAGATGCCCGGCCCCGTGATTCATTCCAGGCCAGCGGCCGGGGTGTCGATGTAGTTGGCCGGGAATTGGTACGGTGGAGATCCCAACCCCGCACTAATACGAGGCTCCGATAAGCCCGCCGGTCGCAAAGTAGGCAGACCTTCCACAGCAGAACGTGTCGGCATCAGGCAAGCGCAGGTTGCCATGGCCGACAAGGTGTACATGCAATGGAAGAACCTCTATGAGACGGACAAGTGCGAGCAGTTCTATCTAGGGCATCAGAAAAGCCCAGGACACGACGAGCAGTACGTCGTCAACCTCACCTTCGCCAACGTAGAGATTCGCGTCCCGTCGATGATGTTCTATCGACCGAACGTCATCATCTCTCCCAAGCCGGGCCGGGACGACGACGCGGGGACGCTGATCGAGGAGCGCGCCGAGCTGCTGGAGGAAACCGGGCAGAGTCTAGTAGAGGACTCGCACGTTGGTTTCCAGAACTCTGCAATCCGATGCGTGCGGGAAGCCTTCTTCCGCTTCGGAGTGATGTACATCGGCTACGAGCAGCGTGACTTCATTGACAACCCCTTCCTTGGCAAGCCGCCGCTAGAGACAGACTCGGCCATCTCTGCGGTTCTCAAGCGCGACGATGCCCCGAAGAAGCTCCCCAAGTCAGACGGGATCTTCTGCCGGCGAATCCCTGCCAGACAGTTCCGCGTCTCTCACAACTCCCACAACGATCTAGAGGAAAACGATTGGGTTGGCTTCTACACCTGGGAGTATCCGAGCGACATAGAGCGGAACCCTCGCTATACCAATACCAAGGGCTACAAGCCCAACAAGCAGTTCAACCTCAACCAGGGAGTAACGGGCGAGGCCAGCTCTGCCGGTATTGGCTTGGATCAGCGGGACAAGGAACAGGCGCAGAAGGGTCTGGTCAAGGTCTGGCATATCTGGGACTGCCGAGAGAAGAAGCGCTTTGACTTCCCGGACGCCGGGGATCGCTTCTTTGTAGACGGTGAGGACTGGATCAAGTCTGTCTCCGGTCGTCCCATCCTGCCCTTCGAAGATCTGATGTTCTATCCGATCCTCGACGAGTACTACCCCGTCCCGGTCCTGTTCAACTGGCTCGATCCTCAGCGAGAGATCAACGACGACCGCGAGATGAAGCGTATTCATCGAAAGAAGGCGGCCAGGCGCTACACGACAAGGCCGGGTGCTCTTGCTCAAGAGGAGCTCGACAAGCTCGAGCACGGCGAGGACATGACCATCGTCCAGGCTCAGGGGCAGCAGGCGGACGGGGTATCTCCGCTGACTCCTGTCCCCGATGTTCCGCTCGATAGAAACCTGTTCGCACAGTCTGCGATCACTGAGCGCGACTTCAACATGGTCAGCGGGACACCCTCAGAGGATCGAGGGATTGCGTCCGCAGAGACAGCCACTCAGGCGAGCATCATCAACACCGCCGGTCAGATCCGAGAGTCCTACGGCCGGGAACAGGTCGCTGCTTTTCTCGCCCGCTGCATCAAGAAAATGCTTGAGATCGCTAGAGCAAAGCTTCAGTACAGCTTTGTCATCAAGCGCAACGTAGACCCGGTTTCAATGGGGAAGATGCTCGAGGAAGCGCGCGTCAAGGCCATCTGGAAAACCATCCGCGCTAGTGACCTTGGAGACATCGATTTTGACGTGGCCGTGGACGTGGAGGCGTTGTCTCCGGTCAACAGCGATGAGCGGTTCAAGAAGTGGATGCAGCTCATGAGCATGCTGCCTCAGATGATGCCGATTCTGGCGAAGTCGGACTACATGCTGAAAAAGACCTTCGACGGTTTCGGGGTCCGTTCTTGGCGGGACAGGTCTGAGATGAAGCGGGCCTTCCAGGAGCTCGTAGCCGAGCAGGCCCAACAGCAGATGATGCAGCTCCAGGCCAAGCAGGGAGGCCAGCCTGGAGCGGTAGGAGCTACTCCCTCCCCGCAGGCCGGTCCCACTCCTGATATCGCCACGATCGCACAGAACATCCATGCACAGATGACCGGAGCCGCTGGCGTTGGTCAGAGCGGGCGGCCGTCGTGAAGGTCAGGTGTAGGACGTGCGGGAAGAAGGTCTGCCAGCACTTCACCACCTGTGATCGGTGCGCGAAGCGGTATCAGATTGGGGATTCGTACCTTTGCCGAGACAACCACGAACCTCCGTCCGACTACTACCCGTTCGTCGGTCATTACGACGAGCACATGATTTCCCCGAACAAGGCCAAGGAACTCGGGATCACGTATGAGCCTGGGAAAGGCGTGTACGTCGGCACCCTGGCTGACAAGTGGAACCTGATGAAGAAAGCCCGTGTTGACTACGCCCCGCGGCGTATGTCCAGCGGCCACCCGGAGTATTGAACATGCCTAAGTTTGAATGGAAAACAGGTCCGGTGATTCCACTCACGGTGACGCTTCGGACTCCAGCAGAACGAAGGCTCTGGAGGCTCTTTGAGCGCTCCGTAAAGAATGAAAAGCGCGACATGGCCCGGATCATTGGGCAGGGGATGTCCTGATGTCTCTCTCTTCGACGTTGCTCAAGATGAAGTCTCGGGGCGCCTTCGGTGGAAAGACGGTAGCGAACACCGATAGCACCGGGATCATGGCTCCGAACAAGCCTTCTCGAGGCCGACTGGCGAAGAAGAAAACGCTTCTGCCGGCCAAGGATGGGATGGGCCGGTAGATGGCAGCCAAGCCAATCATTCCCGGGCGTCCGCCCTTTCGGCGTCGTCCCAAGCTTTCACCTCGTTAGTTAGGAGATTAGATGGCCACGCAAGTACCGCCTGAGACGCCGCAGACAAGCATCCCGGACAAGCCAATGGCAACCGGGGGCGCGAAGTCTACGGCGTCAGATCAGTGGCTCAAGCCCAAGGCTGACGGTCCCACCATTCGGCCGATACCCAGTCACGCTGGCCCGGCTGTTGACATGGACGCCGCCATCGAGGCCGCACGCAAGGGTAGCAAGCTCACTGAGACAGGTAGTGCCGATGCAGGCGAAACCGCTCCTGCCGGTCAGCAGGCGTCCGCAGATCAACCGTCGCGACAACCGCAGGCGCAGACCGCGACGGATGAAGGCGCCACCGCAAAACCCGCAACGGACAACACAGTACCTGACGAGGACGGCTCTCTAGCCAAGGCCCTCGAAAGTCTCACACCCGCCGCGCGTAAGGAACTCACCCAGGTTCTTACTAAGAAGTTCATGGCTGCGTCCGATCAGCGGAAGCAAGCCGAGGCTATTGCTACCGAGCTTGGAACGTACAAAGAAGTCATCCAAGCCCTGCACGATGACCCCGGACAAGCTCTCGCGGATCTGGCAGAACAGCATGGGTACTCACTTCTTCCGAAGGAATCCGGGGCTTCTGTCCCATCTCGAGCTACCACCACTGAATCACAGGTCGTTGCTGAACGCTCTCAGCGGATCCTTAAGGCGTTCGAGGGAATCTTTGGTCCGGAAGTCGCGGCCCAACTCGCTCCAGCGATCCAAGAGGAACTTCAGGGCGCAGTACGAGACGTGGTCAGTAAGGAAGTCGCTCCGATGCGACAGACGCACGAGGCCCTTATCGCGCGAACGGCGGCGTCCGAAATGGACGCTCTCACGAAGTCTTTTCAGGCGAAGTATTCGGACTTCAACGAGCTTGACAAGGAAATGGAGGACCTAGCGTCGGTGATCGTACCGGCGCAAGGCACCGATCCGAGCAGGTACGTTGAGGCCCTGTACCAGACTGCAAAGGCCCAGAGGGGCACCACGGCGGACGACGTAATGCGTGAGATCACGAAGGCATCCAAGTCTAGCGAGGCACCTCCCAGGAATGTGCCCGAAGCGAGAACGACACCCATTCCTTCCGGTCCAGTCGATTTTGAGACGGCTATGGAACTGGCCCGGCAGGGTATCAGGGTGCCGTAATCACGCTGACCTAAGACTGGCATTCGGCCAGTCGAGGAGCCGCAATGGCTGTGCCTTCGAGTCTTACCCAGGACTTCGGGGCCCTGCTTTCGACGACCCTCTACAACTACCGCCGGACGATCGCGGACAACATCAGCACGTCCAACGTCCTGTTGTACTACCTCATGAAGGTCGAGAAGTCAGGGTATGTCCCCACGCCTGGTATGGGCCTTGGCGAACGCGCCGCGATCCCTCTCATGTATGGATTGGCGCCGGCCGAGTCCTACTCCGGTTACGACACGCTCGTTCTGGTCCCCACGGATGGCATCACCACTGCTTTCTATCAGTGGCGTCAGGCTGCCGTTCCCATCATGATCTCGCGCATTGAGCTTCGGAAGAACGCTGGTGACAACCAGATCATTTCCCTGCTCAAGGCGAAGGTCGCGCAGGCCGAACTCGGTATTCAGGATTACTTCGGTAAGGCCCTGATCCGAGGCAACTCGGACAACACGTCGTCCCAGGTCGCAACCGCGAGAACCAACAGCAACAACGGTTCAACTTTCGTCGATCCGCTGTTCATGCAGGTTTCCAAGGACGGACTTGGAACCGTGGGCAACATCGATCCTTCCACGAATACGTGGTGGAAGAATCAGTTCAAGGACTTCACTGGCACTGCGACTTTCGCGGCGTTTCTGAAGGGCCTCCGCAAGCTGTTCAACGACTGCTCCAAGGGTCCGGGGGGCGCTCCCAATCTGGTCCTGGCCGAGCAGCAGACGCGCGAACTGTACGAGGCGGCGCTGTACGCGCAGTTTAGGGCG